TTAGCTGCTGGTGCCACCGATAGTGATCTTGCTGCTCGCTTTGAAGCCAAGGCAAAGGCGCTCCGGTGAACGTGAAACATAATCTTGCAGTCGAGCGGACCTGCGCGAAAAGCCGCGCAGGCCGCTCACTTCCATGTTAGGTGTATCTAGAGTGTGGCGAATATCATTACTTTCTTTTGTTTTAATTGGCTGTTCATCAACTCCACCAAAAGGGTGTGAGTTTGATCTTAACGGTTGGAATAAGGTGATAGACATTCCAGTGTCATTGCAATCAAAAAATAAAAAAAACATTACGCATTGGTATGTAAATCACGACGGGGATTATTTCTTCTGTGAAAATTTTGTAGATAGTAATGTTTGTGGTCAAAACTTTGAAATACATTATAAAAAACAACATGGTAGTTATAGTTCGGATTCTATAATGTGCATGCAATAATACACCTAACAAGCCAATTAAGTGCGGGACTGCTAAAGCTTGGCTCAGTTTCGCTCCGCTTCACAGTTTAGCCAAGCATTATCAGCCCCTTATTGGGGCGTTAAATGCCCCAAGGAATCAGAGTGTTTGCCAAGAGATTCTTAGATGAAAATTATGATTGCGCTGAGTACTTATCAAGGTACGAGGGTGGCCATTATGATGAGCAGTCTTTCTTGCAGTTAGTGCTTCCGTTAACTGATGTCACTATAAGCAATGAACATCAGCACTTGGTTATTGGTCATGCCGGTGCTGATGGTATTGAGTTTTGTTACCGTATCCATAAGCCTGGGGTTTGGGCTTTCTATCCAATTGAGGGTAGGTTTCAAAAGGTTGCAACCAATATTGGCCAGCTAGTAGAGGGGTGGTCCAATGGCACCATCAAAGTATAAGCATTTAACAAGCAAAGGCAGCATCGCCCCTGTGGGGCAGGACCTCGCAGGGGCGATGCTTTGGACGTCACGCCACCTCTCTGTCCTTCGGCGCGAAGAACAGCGCGACGGGGCCATCTTCGGTGTCGTGAATACTTAGCAAGAATGAGCCGGCCTTGTCGCAAACGGGTTGCCAATCGCTGATATCGGTGTCGCCCTCGTCAAAGTAGCGCTCGATCTGATGTTCAGTGGCATCGAGTTCAAACCAAATCGCCACAAACTCTCCACCGTTTTCGGCTGCCCATGCTTCACACTCTGCGCGGGTCACACCTTCGTCCCACTCGGGCAAATCTGGATGGGTCCAATAACCTTCTTCACGTTCTACTGTTGCTGCTTGTATTGGGTTCATGCTGCTTCTCCTTTTATCCTGAGTTTTGATTCTGCGTTGAGTGCGAATACTTCGGCGTCGGCTTGGCCGAAGTCGCTGCACTCGATGGCGTTAAAAGACTTACAAATGCCCCAGCCGTGGTAATTGTTGGGGGTGTACTTCACTTCGATTTGTTGCTGATCGCACATCAAGGTGGAGTAGGGCTTAGATAGCGTGACCACGCCATCTTTGGTGCTAAACGTATTCATGCCGCCTCCTTGTTTTGGTTGTCGCTGGTTTGGCTGACTGGCGGGTGGCAGGACAGGCGCATTGGGTGATATCGGTACGAATACACTATGGTGCGGCTAATGCCCTTGGCTAAGTTGGTTAAGCCGTTGCCCAATGCTTGCCAGTACAGGCAATCTAACGCGCCTAGCGCCAGCGCGATTTTGATGCTGTCGCCCGTTGTTGCCTTGAGTAACAGGCTCAACTTATGGCTGCGGTAATGATTTAACAGATGGCGAAACGCCGCTGACTGAGTCATTTAGGCCACCAGATTCGGTTGCAAAGGGCTTGTTAGCAAAGGGTTTGATTGCAGCTTGGCCCAGTCGATGGCTTTAATGGCCTCGACCGTGGCGGCGATTTGCTCTAGCTTCTTTTGCCCGCGCATAAAGTTCGACAGTTCAATACCGTGGCGAGCGGCCGCGCGTTCGGCGGGCAGGGCGCTGGTGTAATGCAGCGTTAACGCGGCAATCACCTCGGGCGAACTAATGCGGGTGAGCGATAGCAATAACGCAACGCGCTCTTGTGATTCAAAGCCTGGGAGTAAGTGGTTCATACGCTATTCCTTCCTTTTGAATCAGCAGGGCTAAGCTGCGGCTTCGCCGTTAAACACCACCAGATTGATGATGGGTTTCTTGGTTTTGGGGTTCACCTTGTCCGACAGCTTGTGATAGCGAATATGCACGTCGCGGTGGGCTTCTTGGGTCATGGCTAACACGATGTATTGCTGGCACAGCGCAGGCGTCGATAACGAATGCGACAGGCGTTGTGGCTTCATGGTTTCAAACAAGTGCTTCGCCATATCATCCAACTTAGCTTGGTACTCGTCGGGGCTCAGTTGACGGCGGTTAGGGTGCGCGCCGACTGAGGTGCTGCATTTCTTGGCCGCTTGATTTTTCGCTAAGGTCATGGACACGCCGTAAACAAAAAACATAGATACCTCCCCACTGAGCCGCTGATTACGCTAAGTTGATTTGATCTTGTTTGGCGGCGTCGCGTTGCTTGTCGAGGTATTCGGCAAGGTCGGTGACATTGACCATCCAAGGCGCTTTGTTGCTGTTACTGGTGCGAAAGGCGGCTAAGGGCAAGCGGCCGGCTTTGGCATAGTTGGCCGCGGTACGCGGTTCGAGGCCAAAATACTCTTTGCTGATTTGATCCAGTGGCACTATCACTTTGTTGAACTGGGCCATAAGTAAAAACGCGGTGTTGATGCCGTTCATGTTGGTTGCTCCGCTTGGGTGAGTTGCAGCGGATGCACGTTAGTGGCCGCCTGTTCGTTACGCCACACCATCACCTTGCCGTACAAACCTTGCTGGGGCTCAGTGAAGCGCAGGCAGAAGTTGAGCCCGAGTTCGCCCGTGTGACGGATGAACTGGCGGTAAAACGCAGGGCTTGGGTGGTGATAGGCAAAATGCTTTACCAGTTCGGCGCATCGGGATTGCACCCGTGGGCAATCCATCGGGTCAGTGTGGCCCTTGGCCAGCGCCATCAAGCAGGCAAAACGTATTGCAACCAGTAGACGAAACTCATCGCGTTGCTTAGGTGTGGTGTGAACTTTCGCTAGAATCATTTCCCTGTCCTCGGTAGTGGGCACAGGTTAGAAGGTAAGTTAACTTATCTTTTTCGTCAATTAAAAAGTTAACTTATTTTTGGTGTTTTTGTTTTGATGCTTTTTTGAACGAGTGTTAAAGTGAAGTAAGCGGTTGAACTAACTAGAATTTACAGATTTTTGGCTATCCATTTATGTAAGCCGTTTCTTAATGTATCGCTGTAAAGTTGAATAAAAGAATGATTAAAGGAACAAATCCAATGTTGATATGTGACAAATGCAGTGCAGGTATAAATGAGGGGGCAAAATTCTGCCCACAGTGTGGTGATCCTGTCACTGATGCGGATCGAGTTATTGTTCCTATTACTGATTCACATATAGCAAATGTTGATATTAAGTTTGGTGAAAGTTCCTCTATACACTTCGGTAAAGCTATAGATATATGCAAAAATATTCCAACTTACTCAATCTCTGGCGAAGGAAAGCAAGCTCAACATAAGATTACTTTACCTATTACTGAAGTTGAATTGATAATCAATCTTTTTGAATTGGTCGGTAGCTGGAAGTCGTCTCAACTACTCATTAACGGGCATGCTGCCACTAAGAAAGATTTAATTTATCATGGTGTTGGTTGTTATAGAAACAGGCAAAAGGCATATAAGCCTGTGCAGTTCTGTTTTGGTGATAAAGAATATGAAGCGAATATTTGGGGTTGTAAGAGACTAAACATGCCTATCAATGAATAGGGTGGTGGTTGGCTTGATTTTGGTGAATTTGATGGCGCAGGCGTTTGGCACTTCGACAAAAAACGAATAAGGCATGAGCTTGAACTTATATTGAAGGATAACGAATTATGCCCAGCGCTTAACAAGGAGCAAGTGATTGAAACAATTGATAAACTACCTGATAGTATCAATCCGAAAGTTGACAGTAATTGGCAGTATCGGACAAGCTTTGAAGAAATAAATGGTGACTATAAAGAAGTTGCTGTTGGAATAAAACCGATTATAAAAAAAATAAATAGATACGTAATTGGGGAGTTTAAACCAAGTTGGGAAAGTGAAGATGTAAAATCTAATTCAGAACGAGACCACGTAATTAATGTAAGTATTGAACATGATGAAACATTGCCTAAAAGAGTAAAAGTAAAAAGTCCTAAAATGAGTAGTTCATCAGCAATATGGTGGGTTATAGGTGTTATTATTTTTTTGTTTTTATTAAAATAGTTAGTACATATTAATTTAGTAATGGATGGTTTTTTGAGTCAGTGATGATATAAAGTAATAGGTTGAAGTTCAGGGTTATGGTTGATTTTATTATCATGGTGATTGCAGTAAAAATTTGATGTGATTCTTAATCATATAACTTACAGTTGTAATTATTATCGTATAAAAACGTGTAGAGTATTTTGTAATGTGAAAGTTAAAGGGTGGAAGGCTATGGCAAGATGTTTTTTGTCGGAGTATATTGATTTTATTGATAAATTAATAGTTTATTAAATGTGGTGTAATGCGCTAACGAAACTTGCGTTTTAATTAAGGGTGTATATGAAAAAAACATTTAAAGGATTTCATAATATAACTCAGCCTGAGTTAGAGAATATATGGAAAAATAATAAAACACTTTTTGTTTTCGATACAAATGTACTGCTTAACTTATATGGATATGCCATACAAACCAGAGATGATTTCTTTAGGATTATGGATTCAATCTCTAATAATTTGTGGATACCTTATCATGTAGGTCTTGAATATCAAAGAAGAAGGTTGACTGTTGTTAAGAATGAGAAAAGTATTTTTAATGATGTAGATAGTAATTTGAGTAAAATTCAAAATGTATTTAAAGGTGACTTTGAAAAGTTAGCATTAAAACGTCGTTTCCCAAAGCTATTTGAAAATACTGAAAAATTGGAGAAAGAAATTAACAAAAGCATCAACAGTTATAAAAAGTCAGTTTTGCATTGGAATAATCAACAACCTTGTGTTCGTTCTCATGATTCGATTAGAGATAGAATTAATAATTTATTTGAAGGTAAAGTCGGACATAAACCAGAAGATCAAACTTGGCTTGATAATCTCTATAAGGAAGGGGCAGATCGATTTGTGAAGAAAATCCCACCAGGATTTAAGGATTTTGATAAATCCAAAAAAGAAGAAGAAACTCATTTCTATTATGATGGTTTGAACTATGAAAGACAGTATGGAGATTTAATCATTTGGAAACAGTTGATTGAAAAGGCAAATGAAAATGATATTGAAAATGTTATTTTTGTGACCGATGATGCTAAAGATGATTGGTGGTATAAAATAAATTCAAACGGTAATAAAGTTGTCGGGCCTTTAGCAGAGTTGCAAGCTGAAATATATTCAAAATCAAATATTACAGCATTTCATATGTATAGCACGTCTATGTTTATGGAAGATGGCAAAGCGTATATGGCTGTTGATGTTGATAAAAATTCAATTATAGATGCAAAAACATCAAATGTGGACCGGAAGTTGCATTTTAAATTTAGAACTGTTGCTTCAGCGGGTTCGAATCTCGAAAATTTATATACCAACTCCAAATATGGGGGAGCTATATCTAGTTATTGGGACAGCATTGAAAAAAGTAATAATAATCGTTTTTTTCCTAAGTCTAAACGAGGTATCAGTCAGCCTACAAGCATTTCAGAATATATAGACATGTTAAATAAGATTGAAATTCAGAAACAGCATGATCATGATATAGCTAAAGAATTACGACTAGATGAGCATGGGAGTAGAATAATGGCATTATATGAATACTTTAATATTCGTAATGATTTAAATAAAAATAACGATTTAGATAAGCTTTTAGAGCGGTTAGATGAGGTTGTAGGTGATATTGATGAAAACAATTTAAACAATGAAAATGATGAAAATGATGAAAATGATGAAGATGATGATGGTGAGTTCGCCTAACGATAAATAAAATCAGTTTATTGTGCCTTACTTCTTCCAGCTAAATTTTATTATTTTTACTAGTGTATTACTTTTTTATAGAGTTATTTAACTCCTAAAACGAACCTCAATAGCTAGAGCTAATGTTTTAAATATTGAGGTTGTTAGGAAATATAAGAGCTATTTATCTAGTACATTTTCTAAACTAGAACTGAATACCAAAATACCTTGCCAATCACTTTAATGTTTTTCAGTTGTTCGTTATTGATGTGCTCGTCTGGCCACTCATCGGTGTTGTAGCTACGCAGACGCAAGCCGCCGCCGGGGAGTTTATAGAGCATTTTGACGCGCATCATGCCATCGTGGTTAATGGCATACATTTTACCGTCAACGATTTCGGTGGCTGAGGTATCGACACCCACAGTTGAACCGTGGGGTAATACGGGCTCCATGCTGTTGCCATTCACTTTGACACAGGCAGCACGATCCGTGTTTACGCCTTGGCGCTTAAGGCTGCTTTTGGCAAAGCGTAGCTTAGGACCTTTATACTCAACACCTTCTGCAATGCCTTCGCCCGCTGAGAGTTCGATATCCACGTAAAAGGGGATTTCAACCTCATCATCACCCAGTGGACTATCGTTGTCCCATAGATCAAAACCGCCAGCCCATTCAGCATTCGACTCAGGTTTCGCAGCGACTTGTCCATTTAGAAGCCAGCTGAGATCACATTTCAATGATTTCGCTAAAGCAAATAAATTTGCGCCCTTTGGGGCTGTCTCATCTTTTTCCCACTGAGTTACTGCAACAGCAGAAACCCCAACTAAAGCACCAAGTGCTTTTTGGGTGATACCTAATTCTTTACGCTTTTCGCGTATGCGCTGACCGAGTGTTTTCATGTAAGTGATCTTATCTTTTGTTGACATAAGTTTCCTTTCTTTCTATTGTGTAAGAAAACTTATCTGTTCAGTGTGGAGATCAACCCATGACAAAAGATGATGCCGTCAAATTTTATGGTTCTCAAACCAAGCTCGCTCAGGCTTTGAACATCAAACCTTCTGCAATTAGCCAATGGGGTGAAGACGTTCCCGAACTCCGTGCTTATCAAATTGAGCACCTAACTGATGGCGCACTCAAAGTTAATCCCGTCGTTGTTTTAGATAATCCTGAGCCGGCGAGTGTGGCTTAGGTTCACTTTAGTTTGAAGGAGGGCAGTACACATGAAAACCCATTCACGTAAAAACGACAGCCGTTTGAATTTGTTGATGAAAACAATTCATCGGGTGTTGGAGTTACCCAAGATGACGCGCTTTGCGCTGGCGATAGATTTTGTTGCGGCGGTTGAGCGCCTTGGGCTAAGCGAGGTGTTAGCGGCGGAGGGCATTAGCTTTGCGAGCACTCAAGACGTGCATAACGATGCGCGGATCAATGCGCAAAAGCTGTTCCGCTGGCTTGGCCAGTACGAGGGCCAGCATCCGCAGGCGGATCGCTTGTTTCATGTTGAGCAAGCACTGGTGGCGGCACTGCCTGAGCATTTGCGGGTGCAGTATCTCAACGATGTATTTGGTTGTACTGGGGTGACGGTCATTGCCGACCGCATGAATGACGGCCATGTGTTGCATGTGGCCGATATGGCGGCGTCGCTCACCAAAGAGAACGCCGAGGCGCAAGTGGCGGTGATCCATTTAGGCAGTGAGCCCAAGCGCGAGCAGTTACTGGCGGCGCACCGTGAATTAAAAGAGTCGGCGGCAACCACGCAAGCGAGCATGGCGGCGTTAGAGCTGGCCTATCCGTATTTAGCGAGTCATGGCGGTAAGGCGGCGCAATTCGCGGCCGAGAAGTGACCGCGATGCCGCAATCGAACCTTAACATCAATGTTATCGCCAGTGCTAAAACTGAGCTGCATCAACAGTTGATCCGCTTGGGCGACATGATCGGCGACGGTTTGCACTTAGAACCCGATGGCAAATGGATTGCGAAAGAGTATGTGAAAGTGGCGCGGGCGTTAGGTTATCGGCCTAAACGCGCTAATCACAGCGCACAGATTAATGCAGTGATGCTTAAGCGGGTAGCTGATGTGCCGTGTGGCCAGTGCGGTTTGGCTTTAAAGCAAACTAAGTCGGGCTCAAAACGCGCCGTGTGTGCCAATGGGCATAAGTGGCAGTTGTTGAAATGACTTGTTTGAATGACTTGTTGAAATGAAAGAAGGAGTGAATGACATGTTCACAAATCAGTTAAGTGATAAGTGTTTGGCGGATTTAGAACCGATGGTTGGTAGTGATATTGCCATCCTGCGCTGTAAAGCGGCCTGTTTAAAGTCACAGGCCGAGACGACGGATTGCGAGTCTACACGCGCGCTTCTTTTGGCAAAGTCCAATTGTGCATTTCTTGAGTCAGTAAGAATCGAAGATCTTGCTCGGTCATTGCTCGAACATCGCTTGGCTTCCAACAAAATTTTAAGCAGATATACAGGTGTACAGCGTCTATGCCTGTCACTCCTTTATATTTTTCGCGTTCGGCCAGTTCGTCACCAAATACGTCTAGCGAGTAGGCTTGTTGGCCAATTTCTGAATGAAGCTTTTTGTTTGCTTCGTAGTGTTCTTTCGTTCGGTGGGCTTTAGTCATGGCAGTTCCTTTGCTATGTGAGTTTTTGAAATAAGAAAGCCCGCTAAAGTTTGGCGACTGAGCGCGGGCTTAATACCTAAGAGAGGCGATTACATGTTACGTATACATGATGATTTCGTCAATTTTGTGCTGGCTGTCGCGCAGTTAGGCGGTGGCTTATGAGCATGGAATTGATGGTAAAAGCGATGAAGGCCAAGGTGGGTAATCCACTGCGTAAGCTGGTGTTGATTAAGCTGGCCGACAACGCGAACGATAATGGTGAATGTTGGCCGAGCCATCAGCATATTGCAGATCAGTGCGAGATTGGTCATAGCACTGTGAGAAAGCATATTGCGGCCTTGGTTGATATGGGTTTTGTGACGATTAAAAATCGTAAGGGACCTAAGGGAAATTTAACCAATATTTACACAATTTCAATCTGCTACGAGGTAGCACCCCCTGTGCTAGCAGATAGCACCGAAGGGGTGCCACCAGATAGCATAGGTATGCCACCAGATAGCATACCCCCTGTGCCACCAGATAGCACCGGAATCTATCACTCTTTTGAACCTATCAAGGAATCTTTAAAAGATAGTTGTCCAGCAACGAGTGCTAAGTCGGTTTTCAATGCGTTTTTCAAAGCGTATCCCGCCCATCGCAAAGGCGGCTCGGATTCGGCTGCGTGGAAAGCGTGGAAGGGTGAAAAGCTGACCGACGCCGATTGCGTGTTGGCGGTGAGCTGGTTGAAGGATGCTGCGGCGCTGGATACGAGTTGGGGCTTTAGTGCTAATGGCCAGTTTGTGCTCGGCATTACCAAGTTTATCCGCGAACGCCACTGGTTAACGCCGTTGCCAAGACCGATGGCAACCGCCGTTGGGCAAGTGGATTGGAGTTATGCGGTGTATGATCCTGAGGACCCCTTGATATGACGGCCAACCAAAATGCGAGCATGAAATCACTGCAGACCTTAATCCGCCAGCCGCTGGTTGGGCAGGGCGAACGGGTGACGCAACCCGAGCCCACGGCAATGGACATGGCGATTGTGGACAGCGTGTTTAGCAAGTTGCGGGTGTTGTTCCCTGTGAGTGCGCCACGGCTGGAGGATGAAGCAACCCACAAAGGTGAGTGGCTTAAAACCTTGGCGGCGCAAGGGATTGCGAGCCGCGAACAAGTGCAAGCGGGGCTAAATCGCGCGAGACGCGAGCAGGGCGATAGGCAGTTTTGGCCGACACCGCGCCAGTTTGCGCTATGGTGCCAACCCACGGCCTGTGATTTAGGGCTGCCCACGTTAGAGGCGGCATTCAAGGAGGCTGCGCGCCATTACCATCACCCTGATAAGCATACGTGGAGCCATGATGTGGTGCGCTTAGCGGTGCGTGAGACGGGCAGTTGGATGTTTGCGACTGGGCTCGAAAAGGACGTGTTAATGACGTTTGAGCGCAATTACAAAGTGTTGTGTCGGCGCTTTAGCTGTGGCGAGTTGACCGATGTTGAGTTGCCAAAGGCATTACCTGAAACGGTGACGCGGCCGACTGAGGCGGCCAAGGCGAAATCGATTATTGCTAATTTACGGGCAAACCTTGGGCTTAAGGGGGCAAACGATGGCTGCTAGCGGGGTTGAGATTGGTAAGTTGAACGATGCCGCGCTGCGCCGTTGGTTACGTGGCGGTTTGACGCGGGATTTTAGGGACCCGCAGTTTCCTGAGCTGCGTTTACGGGCGACGGCGGATAGGACGAAGGCGAGCGTGCATTTGGTGATTAATGAGGGCGATAAAACGGTTTGGAAGAAGCAAGGCGTGTGGCCGAGTATGTGTATTAAGACGTTTTTAGCGGATTTACCTGTGATGCTGGCTAAGCGCAGTGCGGGCGCGGATGTGTTGCGCGGTGAGTTTGCGACTGTGACTTATTTGCTGTTGTGGTATGGGGATTATTTGGATGGCAATACGACGTTAAGCCCGAGCTGGCGCGATAACTGTAGGTCGATTATGCGTAAGCAGTTGTTGCCTAAGTTGGGGGATGTGGCCTTGGCTGAGTTGTCGTTTTTGGTGGTGGATAGTGCGTTGGTGAAGCTGATGCTGAATGAGGGTTATGCGCCGCATTACATTCGTTTGAGTGTGAATGTGCTTAAGCGGGCGTTGAGTTTGGCGGCGGATTTTAGGTTGTTATTGCTTAATCCTCTGATGGGGTATCGAGTGACGATGAGTTTAACCTTATCACCTAAGCCTGATACGCGGTTGATGGAGTCGGACTTAGGGCCGTTGTTTGTGGCGTTGCGGGATGCATTTATGCCGGTGGCGATGTTGTTTATGTTGATGCTGATGTTTGGGACGCGCATTGGTGAAACCCGTTTGGCACGATGGGAGCATTTTGCGGGTGAGTTTTGGTTTATTCCTGCGGCGAACGCGAAGAACCGCCAAGAGCACCGGCTACCGTTAACCCCTACGGCTAAGGCGCTTATTCATCATTATTTTCAGTGGCAGCTTAAAAATGTGGGTAAGCGGGCGTTTTTGTTTGCGGGTGATGTGGGCGCTATTAGCCAGCGCACTGCGCATTATTGGAGTGAGACGATTCGGTTTAAAGAGTTTACCTCACATGATCTGCGCAAGCTTTGCCGCACGATTATCCAAGATATGGGTGTCGATACTATGGTGGGTGAGCGGTTGCTTAATCATGCCCTGCCTGTGCTTTTGCGTACCTATGTTCATTCGACGTTGGATAAGGGTATGTTGAGTGCGCTTGATGCGTATCACGCGCATTTAATTTCGCTCGGTTTTAGTGAGGTTGCGCCCGAGATAATCCCTAGATCGTCTGCGAAAGTTGGGAGTGCTCAAACCCTTGGTGCGAGTGGGTGGCTGTGATGATCGTTGCATCAGCCTTACAAGAGTATGCAATAGCACTAAATAAGGTGGTTTTATGAGTCATCCAGCTGCAAAAATTCTAAAAACAGGCAGGGCGATCAAGGGGCTTTCTCAGGACGAAGTAGCGGCGTTTTACGGGATAAGCCGCCGAACTTATCAGCGATGGGAGAATGGTAAGAGTAACGTGCCTTATAACCACCTGCGCTCAATAGTGGATGATGTATTCCATTTATCGATAGACCAGATCACGGAGGTGGCTAATGCGAGTATGTGATGCGCAAGAGCAGGTTATTAACATGAAAGCCCTTCGTGCTGGGCTCAATGCCTGGGGGCGTTATTGGGCGTTCCAAGAACTCGGCAAGGGCTTCGCCACTCGCAGTGCTTGCGATAAGCTAGGTGAGGTGCAAGTTTATGGATGTGCGTTGGTTAGGGAGTTGAGCGTTCCTAAGCAGGTGGTCCAGTTCGATAGGATGATTGAGCGGTTATCGCCAAACTGTATTCGGGCGATTCGCACCTGTTACGTGTGCAAAGGCCAGTGGGCATTGATGGGGTTCGATAGCAAGAAGTCGTATGTGTATTGGTTGAGAAGGGCAGAGATTCAATTAGCAAAGTGAGGTGGGTGATGGAGCAATTCTTTTTGTTTGGTGATTTAGAAACGGGTGGGCTGAACGGCCGCTTAGACAATGGGATGCTGGGTATGGAGTATTACCCTATCTTTGAGCTGGCCTTTATCGTGACTGATAGTGAGCTAAACCAAGTGGGTGAAGCGCTGCACATTGTTGTGCATCAAGACGATGAACACATTGCAAGGTCACATGAGTGGGCGATAGATGTGCATACCAAGAGTGGGTTGTTAGCTGCTGTTCGTGCCTCATCAGTATCGTTAGCACAGGCTGAGCAGATGGTACTCGAACACCTGAAAGCACTGGGAATACCTAAGCATGACCGTAAAGCTAAGACTGGTGTGGTGTTTGCGGGTAACTCAATCATGTTTGATCGTTCGTTTATCATGTGCCAAATGCCTGAGCTTCATGAGTACATGCATTACAGGCAGCTAGACATATCAGCACTAGGGCTCGCAGCTAGAGCTTGGGCGCCTGAGGTTGAGCGTAATGCGATTAAGGCTAAGCAGTATCAGCATGAAGCCTTAGCCGATATTCGGGAGTCGATAGCGGAACTCAAGTACTATCGCGACGAGTTGTTTGGTTGTGAAATATCATCTTTGTCAATAGGTTAGGCGCGGTCTGTTCAAATGAGAATGGCTACCATCAGAGCTGGATGCGACCTATTATCATCACGGGTCCTTCCGGCTCGATTCACTGCGGGGGCGGTGACGCGCAATGCTTCACTACATATGAGAATTTTGGGGAGGTTGGTTGTTGTTTTATGCTTATGAAATTTTCTACTTTCTGATCCTCAATATTCGACAACTAACTATCTGATAGCCCTTGAAAAAGACTTGTATGTTAACCAATTGTTGCTATCATCTGGACTTGATAATTACCACAACTTTAGATCTTTTTTGATCGTTAACTTCAAGGAATGAAAATGTCCCGATCTTACCCCCTACTTTTAGCCCTTCTTTTATCTAATGTAGTGCATGCAAAAACTGAAATTACCCAGGTTGAAACTAAAGCTGGGCTTTTTGTTATTGAAACTGTTCTAGAAGAAGATAGCACTATATATGGTCAGCAAACTTACATGGTTGATGGTGTGGTATTGGGTAAAACAATGCTCTTGGGGGTAACTGCGGAATTGATCGGTGGTGATGAAACATCTGCATATGTCTTGGTGGCAGGTGGTACAGGTGGCAGTGCTTGCGCTGAAGTATTATCTGTAGTGAAGATTACTGGTGGTGATGGAAAGTTCTCAAAAGCTCTTAATGCATGCGGTGGTGTACTTAGTACCAGCTCTAAAGACGGTATAACTTCAATCGAGGTTCTCGAACGAGATGAGAAAACAAAAACCACCTATCAAGTGATTGACTCAAAGGTGATTGAAAATGGCGAGGTACAATCCAACAGTTTTTCATTTCTGGATTGAATCACTTAAGTGATAAGTAAAATGATAAATCCTCTGTGATTAAGTTTTCACGTATCACATATTTACAAATTCCGAAACGACACTTTTGTCGCTTTTAGCGACACTTTTGGCGCTTTCAAGGCCCTTAAAATCGAGTACATTTGTATACGCTTGCTAAGGTTACATTTATTCAGTCGCACGTTATTTCTCTGCCAAGGGCTCCTTTTAGGGGCCCTTTTTATTTGGCGCTATTTCTTGTTCGCAAACATCCAAATAGCTGTTCGTTAGCTAACCCCTGCTGAACAAAAGCGGCCGCTGCAATGGTGGTCGTGGTGGGTATGTTTGCCGTGGTGTTTGACATGACCGCTACGGACGTTGAAAGACACTAAAAACATCAGCTGTTAGAGGCGGCTACCTTCACCGTTGATCTAACCGTTGGCCGCGCTAAGGCTAACCTCATTTTAAAGGAGACTGACCTATGTCATTAAAGCAAAAGCTCATGGCACTGGGGCTTTCTTCTGCTGTCGCGCTGGCGGGGGCTAATTTGATTGCCCCCGCTGAAGCGCCGAACGGCGAGCCCATTCTGCACACCTATCTTGATCCGGTGGATATTATCACCGCTTGCTTTGGGCACACTGGCACCGAGCTTGAGCTAAACCAGTTTTTTAGCGAGCAGCAATGCATTGACATGTTCGCCAAGGATTTAGGTAAAGCCGATCGCCAACTGCGGCGGCTAACGTATCCGGTGCAACTTACTGAAGGTGAACACGCTGCTTACCTCAGTCTGATTTACAACTTTGGTGCGGGTAACTTTCAAACCTCCACCTTGCGCAAGCTGTTACTGCGCGGAGAAAGGGTGGCCGCTTGTCACCAGCTCACCGATGCATGCGGTAAACACGGCTGTAATGGTTTTGTCTATGCCGCTGATATCAAGTTGCCTGGCTTAGTCGAACGCCGCAAAAAAGAACGTAAAATCTGCTTAAAGGATTTATATGTGGAACAAAATCATTAATGCCACGGGCTCGCTGTACCTGTATTTAATCGCAGCGCTCATCATAGTGATAACGCTACTTGGCCTTAGCCTCACCGCCGTTAAAGCTGACCTCGCGTTAAAAAACTCGCAGCTAGAAACCGCCGCCGTTAACCAGCGCATTCTGCAAGATGATCTCACGGTTGTTACAGATGAACTGCAAGCGCAGGCCATCGAACGTGAGAGGCTTGCTAAGGATTACGCCTTTGCTTTAGCGCTCAATGAACAAACCGCTAAAGCCAAGGCCGAGATTGATCGCCAGCTGGCCGATCAGCGAGACGCCATAAAAAAACTAAGGACCTCAGCTAATGAACAAACCCGAAGTTGGGCTAATACTGCTGTGCCTGATGATGTTAAGCGGCTGCTCAAGCACGTCGCCTATTGCGCGCACCGTAGTCACCAAGCAGACCCAATATGTGTTACCGCCGCAATCATTAATGAGCCAGTGCCTGCCAGCCGAATGTAGTTCAGACGCTAATGCCGATCTGCCCGATTGCATCATTCAACTTTTAGCCGTGATCACCAAGTGTGATACCGATTTGCATAACATCGAAACATGGCGAACGGAAAAACAGCATGAACAATCCATACATTAATGATGTGACCACTCAAAAATCGCTGACGTTTAGCGCTTATGTATCGTCGCTCATGAGCACAATTGGAGGTGCGTTTACGTTGAATGAAATCGCCATTTTGCTCGGGATATTCTTCGCGCTCGTCACCCTATTAGCCAACGTTTTTTATCAGGAGTTGCGCCGCCGCCGTGAGCAACGTCAAACAGATAAGGACGAACTACGCGCCCAAGAGTTACACCGAGCGGAGATGCAGCTGAAAGCAGCACTGTTAAAACAGGTAGATGAACACCATGGCACGCATTCAACCATCACCACCCGAGCCTGTTCTACTGAGTAAAACCGACCTATGCAAAAGCCTTGAGATCAGCACCCAAGCGTTTGATAAGTGGGACGTGCCTGTGCACAGCAAGCTCGGTCGCGTGTGTTTATACAAAATGGCCGATGTGGTGGGTAACAGACTTGCCAACGAGCGCAAAAAAACCATCACTAAACCAGATGAAGATGATCCAGATGCGCCAAATATCGACTTCGAACGCTGGCGCTTAACCAGAGCACAAGCCGACGGTCAAGAGCTTAAAAACGAAAAAGACCGTAAAGAAGTGGTCGAAGTGCTCTTTGCCACCTTTGTGCTAAATCGCATTGCTGCGCAAATTGCCCCAGTGCTTGATCAAATACATATACGGGTAAAACGCAAATTCCCCGACATTCCAGAACGCACAATCGACGCTATCAAAGCGGAGGTGATTAAAAGCCAAAACACCGCCGCCGATCTTGCGGAGGGCATTGAGGGTTTATTAGATGAGTATATCGGCAGCGCAGATTAAAAATCTGAAAGCCGCCGTTGCTGCTGGGCTGCGTTCGTTCTATCGCCCACCCATGCTCACCTGTTCTGAATATGCCGACGAGCACTTTTACATGTCGTCGGAGTCCTCTTACACCGAGGGTAAGTGGGAAAGTTTACCGTTTCAAATTGGCATTCTTAATGCCATGGGTAACGACCAAATCAGCACGCTTAACTTAATGAAGTCAGCGCGTGTCGGTTACACCAAAATGCTGATGGCTAACGCTGCTTACAAGATTGAACACAAAAAGCGCAACGTGTTGATCTATCAGCCTCGTGATGGTCAAGCCAAAACCTTCATGAAAAAGCACGTTGAAACGGCGATTCGTGACATCCCTGTTTGGCGCGCGCTTGCACCTTGGATGGGGCGCAAACATAAAGACAGCACGCTAGAAGATAAAATATTCACCAATGGCAAAACGCTGATGGTGCGCGGTGGTACCGCTGCAGCTAACTATCGCGAAATCTCCACCGATGATGTGATCTACGATGAGCTAGCGGGTTTTGATGAATCCATCGAGCACGAAGGTAACGCCACATCGCTCGGTGATACTCGTATCGAACTGTCGATGTTTCCTAAGTCGATTCGCGGTTCAACGCCTAAAGTGCTCGGTACCTGCCAGATTGAAAAAGCCTGCAGCGAATCACCGCACTATTTTAGGTTCAACTTACCTTGCCCACACTGCGACGAACTGCAGGATTTAAAGTGGGGCGGCCCCGAAGAAGCCTTTGGGATTAAGTGGCATAAAAATGCCAAGGGCGAGCACGATCCAAGCACAGCCTATTATCTGTGTGAGCACTGTGGTTGCTGTATCGAAAACAATCAGCTCGATGATATGGAACTGCACCCAAGCGCAGTTTGGATATGCGAAAACACCGGCATCCGCACTAAAGACTTTTTAGATTTTTATGATGCCGACGGAAACGACATCACCACGCCGCCCAATATCTCGATTCATATCTGGTCGGCCTATAACTCGCTCAACAGCTGGGCGAAACTGGTTACTGAGTTCTTTAAAGCCAAAGGCGATAAAGAAAAGCTGCAGACTTTCGTCAACACTAAGTTAGGCCAACCGTGGGATAACGACAACGGCGAACGCTTAGAGTGGGAAGAATTAGCTAAGCGCCGCGAAATGTACCCGAGTGGCAAAGTGCCTAACTGGGTGGTGTATTTAACTTGCGGCATCGACACCCAAGATAACCGTTACGAAGGCCGTGTTTGGGGTTGGGGTGCGGGTAAAGAGGCGGCGCTAATTGACCGCTTTATTCTCCATGGTGATCCCGCTGATCAAGTTCTTAAAGACAAAGTGGCTGAGCGTATTGCGCAAAGCTATGCCCGTGCCGATGGTGTTGTGCTCAATATTGGCGTAGTGGGTTGGGACTCAGGCGGCCACTATACCGATGACGTTTACGCCATGAGTAAAAAGCTTGGACTAATGCGGGTTATACCCATTAGAGGTGCCAACGTTTACGGCAAGCCGATCGCCAACTTCCCCCGTAAGCGAACCGCCAAAGGCGTGTACTTAACGGAGGTCGGTACCGACAACGCCAAAGAGTTGTTGATGTCGATGTTGCGGATTGCCCCTGATGTGGATGTGCGCAAACCTGGTGCGATTCACTTTCCGCTCAACGAAGCGGTATGTGATGACGTTGAGCTGCAACAGCTCACCAGTGAACGCAAGGTGCCAGTGCGCCAAAACGGACGGATCATCTATAAATGGGACAACCAAAAGCGCCGCAACGAGGCACTAGATTGTTTCGTTTACGCACTCGCTGCGCTGTATATCGCGATTGAGAAATTCGGCATTAACCTCGACAAACTTTCACAAGTTACCCCGATAGCCATATCAAGCGACCAACCCAAAGAACCTAAACCCAAAGCCGCAAAACAGGCCAATGCGAATGCTGCTTACCTAAACGGTGGCGGTGGTGGCAGTTCTGGCGGTTGGCTGTAGTTAATGCCATAAAGCCAAGGATAACAGCATGACCAAAACCCAATGCCAACAGATGATCGATGCGTACTTTAATGCTGAGCTTGATGTGTTGGCAGGCAAGCAAACCACGATCAACGGCAAAACAATGACCACAGAGGACCTAGGCGAAATCCGCAAAGGTCGCCTCGAATGGGAGCGCCGTTTAAATGCCTTTAGCCGCCCACAGGGTGGCGTCAAGTTAGCCAGCTTTAACTAATCAAGCCGCATTAATAGGGCATGTCTAAAAATATAAGTCGGAGCAACACATGAGCATTATCAATGATGCGCTGGCGATATTTGCCCCGCGTTTAGCATTACAGCGTGAAGCGGCCGCAATGAGCTACCGCAACCTGAAAGGGTATGAAGCCGCCAGCCCAAGCCGCACGCATCGCGCTAAAAAGGAAAGTCGCGGCGCCAACCAAGCGGTATTTGCGGCAGGTAAAAGCCTGCGTGAGCAAGCGCGCTGGTTAGATGAAAATCATGATCTCAGCATTGGCATTCTCGACCGCATGGAAGAACGGGTGATCGGTGCCCAAGGGATTGTGGTCGAACCGCAGCCGCGCAGTATTAGCGGTGAAATCCTTGATGACTTAGCCAACGATATTCAACGCCGTTTCGGTGCATGGTCGCTTAAGTGTGACGTTACTGGCCGCTTTAGTCGCCCTGAATTAGAACGCTTGGTGTTACGTAGCGCCCTGCGTGATGGTGATGTGTTCGGCCAGCATGTGATGGGTAAAGTGGCTAAGTTCGGCCACCCAAATGAGCAAGGCACTCAATACAGTATTGAAGCCTTAGAAGCCGACTTTATCCCCTACGAGTTAAACGAACCAGCAAAGCGGGTACGCCAAGGGTTAGAGATAAACAGCTGGGGCCAAGTGGTTAACTATCACGTATTGCTTGATCACCCTGCGGATCAAGTCGGCTTTCGCTACAAAACCAAAGTGATACCCGCATCGAGCATGATGCACTTAGGCTTATTTAAACGCTTGCACCAGCTGCGTGGCGCTTCGTTATTCCACGGCATTTTAACCCGCCTTGGCGATATTAAAGACTATGAGGAATCTGAGCGAGTAGCGGCAAGGATTGCAGCCGCGCTGGCGTTCTACATCAAGCGCGGCGATGCCGCCATGTTTGTTCCTGACTCAAGTGGTGAATCGTCAAGCCGCGAAATCCCCATTGCACCTGGCATGACCTTCGATGATCTCAAGCCCGGTGAAGATGTGGGCATGATTGAATCAAACCGCCCTAATGTGCACTTAGTTGATTTTCGTAACGGCCAATTAAAAGCCGCCGCAGCTGGTACCCGTGGCAGCTATTCCAGCATTGCCCGTGACTACAAAGGCAGTTATTCAAGCCAGCGCCAAGAGCTGGTTGAGCAAGACGAATCCAACCGCATTATGCAGCAGTGGTTTTGTGCTGGCTGGTCGCGGCCTGTATTCCGCAATTTTCTCAAAATGGAAATGCACAACAAGCAGGACCCATTAGTGCTACCGCCTGATCTCGACATGCGCACCTTATTTGATGCCGTGTACTACGGGCCCACCATGCCATGGATTGACCCACGCAAAGAGGCCGAAGGCTGGGAAATGATGATCGCTGCCAACGTCGCAACCGAAGCCGATTGGACTCGCGCCCGTGGCCGTAATCCTGCAGAAGTAAAACGCCAGCGTAAGCGTGAGGTGGATTACAACCGCGAAAACAACATGGTCACGGCCAATGACCCCGACCCCTCGCTAGGAGATCCTAACAGTGAAAAAGACCCCAATAGCATCAGTAATGCTAAGCGCAATGCTGCCAAGCGGAGCGCTGAGCGTGCCCGTCGCAACGCTGAACCAGAGTAATAAACCCGCCAATAGCTGGTATAGCCTCAAAGCCCAAAACGGTAATGCCGAGTTAATGATCTATGACGAGATTGGCGGCTGGGGCATTAGTGCGCAACAGTTCGCCCGTGATCTACAGGCCCTAGGCAAAGTGGGTACCATTACCGCCCGTATTCATTCGCCAGGCGGCGATGTATTCGAAGGTATGGCGATTTACAACATGATCAAAGGCCATCCAGCGCACAAAGTTTGCTACATCGATGGCCTTGCTGCTTCGATGGCCAGTGTGATTGCCATGGCTTTTGATGAAGTCATCATGCCTGAAAACGCCATGATGATGGTGCATAAGCCTTGGGGCGGAACTCTCGGTGATGCCGAAGATATGCGCAAATACGCCGACTTGCTCGATAAGGTTGAAGGCAATTTAGTGGGCGCCTACCAACACAAAACAGGCTTGTCAGAAGATGAACTTCACGCCTTATTAGCCGCTGAAACTTGGTTAACAGGCCGCGAAGCAGTGGAAAAAGGTTTTGCCAACACCCTCACCGATCCGCTGCAAATGGCGGCATCACTTAATTCAAAACGTCTTAAGGATTTTACTAATATGCCTGAAGCTCTCAAAAACCTGTTTGCACCGCAGGGTAACAGTGCTCCCAACCCACTCGTGCCAGCACCAGCAGCACCTAATGCTCAGTTGCCTGCGCCTGCAGCAACACAACCTGATACCACAGCTATTCAAGCGGCTGCGATTGCGTTTAATACTGAGCGTATGAACGGTATCAATGCGGCATTTACTTTCTTTCCTGAGTTAGCCGAGTTACGTAATCAGTGTATTGCCGATGCCAACATCAATGCTGATAAAGCCAAAGACATGATCTTGGCAAAGTTGGGTGAGAACACTACACCGTGCGCTACGTTACCTCGCACGACTATTTATGCGGGTAACGGCAATATCGTTGGTGACTCGATTCGCGCTCAGTTAATGGCGCGTTCCGGCCATACAAAAGCTGAAGCTAGCAACAACTATTCGAGCTACACCATGCTTGAGTTGGCGCGCGCCTCACTGTTAGATCGCGGTATCGGCTGCGCTGGATTCAACAAAATGGATATGGTCGGCTTAGCCTTTACACACAGCTCAAGCGACTTTGGCAATATCCTGTTAGATGTAGCTAATAAATCAGTGTTAATGGGCTGGGAAACCGCCGAAGAAACCTTCGAGCGTTGGACCAAAAAAGGTCAACTAGGCAACTTTAATATAGCCAAACGTATCGGCCTTGGTGACTTTAATAGCCTGCGCCAAGTACGTGAAGGTGCGGAATACAAGTACGTCACCGTTGGCGACCATGCACAACAAATCGCGCTGGCTACCTATGGCGAGTTGTTCAGCATTACTCGTCAGGCCATTATCAACGACGATATGAGTATGTTGACTGATATTCCAATGAAAATGGGCTTTGCCGCCAAAGGTACCATTGGCGATTTGGTATATGCGGTATTAACCAAAAACCCCGCAATGGCTGATGGCAAAACGCTGTTCCATAATGAACACGGCAACTTAGGTTCCGGTGCGCCAAGTGTGGCGGCTCTCGATGCCAATCGCATGTTAATGCGTAAGCAAAAATCGGGTAATCGCCACCTGAATATTCGCCCTGAGTTTGTACTGTGCCCTGTAGCGCTTGAAACCACGTTTAACCAGATCATTAAGTCCAGTTCTGTTAAAGGTGCCGATGTGAATTCAGGTATTGCTAACCCAATCCAAAACTTTGCCGAAGTGATTGCTGAGCCTCGTTTAGATGATAACAGCGCGGTGCAGTGGTTCCTTTCTGCGGGCCAAGGCCGTGACACCATTGAGGTGGCTTACCTTGATGGCATCGACACGCCTTACATTGAGCAGCAACAAGGCTTCACCATTGACGGCGTCGCCACCAAAGTGCGTATCGATGCGGGTGTGGCGCCGCTCGATTACCGTGGCTTGGTGAAATCAACAGGCGTGTAAACAGCGCTAAACCGACATAAATGGGCTATCAAACGATAGCCCTTTTTTATTCAGTTTTGTTTTTAAGCAGGAACATTCTTATGAAAAACTATGTACAAGATGGCAAGACCATCAGCTTTACGCCCACCGCCGCAGTTGCCAGTGGTGAAGCGGTATTACTAGCCACATTGTTAGTTGTGGCTATTGGCGCCATTGCCGTCGATACTGAAGGTACAGGTGTAACTGAAGGCGTGTTTGAACTCCCTAAAAAATCCACAGATGTGCTAGCAGTTGGCGCAGCCGTGTATTGGGACGACACCGCTAACGAAATCACATCACTCGCCACGGGCAATACCTTAGCTGGCAAAGTATGGGCTGCTGCGGCAAATCCATCTACCAGCGTCTGGGTGAAGATCAATGCCTAACGTTGGCAACCACTTTGCCGATCGCGTGCGGGGTAAAATGGTGCGGCTGTTTCAGCGTTTGGCTGATCCGTGCCTTTTTACCCCAAGCGATGGTTCAGCGCCATTTACTCGTCTGGTGAGTTTGGATGATAACGGCGCTGAAATTGCGGCCTCGTCTAATGAATATGTCCCCGAGCTAATCAGTCGTGCCGAGTTTTTACAATCCGAAGGGGCGGTAAATTCTGGTGATGAGTTTGCGATAGGTGAGGGCATTAGCGCCCAGCAAGGACGCCTCACCCAACGGGTAAGCATGGATTCGGTCAGCGTGACTTTTATCTATATTCCGCTTGAGGCCTAGCTAATGGCACGCATAAAGATTGAAGGCATGGAGGCAGTAACAAAGGAACTTAACCGCATTCGTGATGCACAAGCGCCAGCGATTAAACGGGCGATTGAGGACGCAGTTAAGTTTGGTGAAAAGGCGGCAGTCGATGCGATCTTCAACAAGTATGGTTTCAATTCAAAAAGCTATGTAGAAAACTTGATTAGCTACAGTGTAGACCCTCGAAATTTAAAGGGTTTCGTTACAGCCCGTTACCGCTCGAGTTCCTTAACCCGCTTTGCTTCAGGCAAAAAACGGATAGGTAAAAATGGGAGGTCAAGAGCTGATGGTCACATCATCCGTTCGTTGCGCAATGAACCACACTGGTTTAAAGGCACTTTTACCTTTATAGGTAGAAATGGCAATTTTGTAATGTACGAGCGTCATCGAGGCGAAAAGTGGCGCACCTTTAAACAAGCCAAAGATAAAGGGATTAAGGCTAAATATGGCCCTTCTGTCTTACAAGCTTTCAGAGGCGTGGAAGAAGATATTGAGCCACCAATTATTAAGCATCTACGCGAACGCTACGGCCACCACGCTAGCCGTTAACTAAGAGACAACCCCAATGATCCAAGCAATCTTAGACCGCCTCGGGCTGGTTGACGGCGCCACTGTACGTGAAGGTTTTTATGTGCAGTCCATTGCCAAAGAAAGCAAGTTCATCTTTTTGCAGCCTTATACCGATGCCTTTGACGCTAAAAATGGCATTGATAAATATAAGGATGATCTGGTGCTGCAAGTGGTTGCTGGCGTAAAACTCGCTAAAAATCCGCAACCAACCAGTGAGTTAATCAACCTCGTGCGCGCTATCCGAAGTGCATTCTATAAAGATGAACGCTTCCCTGAAAAACCTAGCTGGTTGCCCTCGGTGATCAGCTTTAAAGAGACAGAGCCCTGCAAGTACATCATGCCCGAAGCCCATGAAGAACACGGCCTAGCGGTGTTCACCTTATCCCTTGTTAATACCGTTAAATTTGGAGACTCACTATGAGTGAAATAGTAACCGAAAGTTACATCGGCTCAGCGATCGTCTATATCGATGGCCGTGACTGTGGCAACGTTAGCGGCGTAAAGCTCGCTATCGAACAAGAAACCAAATCCTTGCCCAACTACCGTGGTGGCGGAGGTTATGCCGATGAAGTCACGTTGATTAAATCTGTAAAATTAAGTGCGACCTTTTACGATTTTAACAACGAAAACTTAGCGCTAGCTATGCGCGGTAAGATTGATGTATTAACTGCAACACCCGTCGCAGATGAAGAAATTATTGCTGTGCTCGATGGCTTAGCGCAAACCGCAAAAATGATTGATACCAGTATCGCCCCTGTTGTTAAAAATGAAGCGGGTGATGTGACTTATGTGCTTGATGAAGATTATGTTGTCAGTGCCGCAGGTATCCGCGCGTTATCGACTGGCACCATTACAGCAGGTCAAGCATTAACCATTGGCTACACCAGCCAAGCGGGTAATGCGTTGCAGGCATTAACGGAATCAGGCAAAACGGTCAGTGTGGTTGTTGACGGTATTAACGACTCAACCGGTAAACCGTGGATGCTGAAGTTTTATAAGTGGAAGCCCACACCCACATCAGGCTTAGACTTGATCGGTACCGATTACGGTAGCTTCGATATTGAAGGTGCTGTACTCGCTGACAGCTCAATCGTTGCCACGGGTAAG